CCTTCATCTGGGCAGTGACCAGGCTCTTCTTGAACTCCTCAATCCGTCTCTCGGCCTCTAGCTTGCTCAGACCGGTGACATCGACAGTGAACAATAAGCGTGCGAAAGCTCGGGTCATCCAGTTGATGACTAGAGCCTCCTCCATAGCGCGTAGACGCTTCCAACTGGTACGAGCCCCGTGCAGTAGCGAGCGCCCGTAGAGGTCCGAGCCTCGCCGATTCCAGCGCATGTGAATAATTTGCCAGGGGTACCATCCTGCTAGGAAGTCGCTGGAGCCCCCACCATAGGCATACTGCTCAAAAGCCCACGAGCGCTGCTCAGAGCCCCGGAGTAACAAGCCATCGGGACCCTCGTTACGCACCATGGTGTTGGGGGGCATGAACAGTAACCGGCGCGGCAGAAGGTCGTCCTCTGCGACTACGATCTGCAGAAACGAATCTCCGTAGAGCAGTAGGTCGCGTAGGTACTTGCGACTCTCGGTATAGAAGCCGCAGCGTTTCAGTGCCAGCTCGCATCCAGCACGAATGCCGTTCGGAGCTTTCACCCACTCGATGGTGAAGGGCTGCTCGACTGAGCTGTCGGGCATCGTCGCACTGCTTGCGAAGACGTCCAGACCCACGCCCACCTCGTCGATGGTATCCTCCATCTCCTCAGCGTCCAGGTAGCTCTGCTTGCGGTCCGAACTCACTCCGCCGTAGAACATCCGCATGGTGAGCACATCGATGTTGCTGGCACCCGCTACAGTCGTGGGCACAGGGGGGCCGGTGGGTCCTACTGTCTTGCCACGTACTGCAGCTACTAGCCGCCGCAATATGCTCATTCTAGGAACTGCAGGTTGAAGGTAACTGGTAGTCATTAGAGCCTCACAGAATAGTCACAGGCGTAAAGGGCTCGGGTAGCATCTCAGGTTGGCCAGTCAGCAGGCGCTCCTCGGCTTCGGCTGCGAGGGCTGAAGCTTCGGCTTCTGCGAACGGATCTTGCTCCGAATTCTGCAGCAGCTGCGCGCCTTCGCTGCTAAAAGTATGCTGCTCCGCCTGTAGCACAGGGGGCGGGGCTGCAATTGGGTGGTAACGTGTTGCAATTGTGCGCGTGATCTCGAGAGAATCAGGTCCGTCGTCGTGTTCCCCGAGGGGGTACTCTCGCAGTTGCTGCAAGAGCAACTCCTGGCCGTGCTCTGCGAACATGATGTAGCCGTTTGAGACGTCCGGCTCGAGCGATTGTAGCCGAAAATCCTTGTTGGCTACTGAGGTTACGCCCTCGATCGGCAGGTAAACCCCGGCCTCGACGGAGGCCTCGCCGCTTTTGGACTCGAATAGCGCCTGAAATTGGTTATTTTCGATGCCGAACTTGGTAAAAGCGAACTCCGCGCCGAGTTCGACCTGGCGTTTCATGGCCGAATCTGGCGTCCTACGCTCGATTTCTGAGCGCAAAACGAACATGTAGCCGTTGGGGGCCTTCGCTAAAACCGTAATTGCCGTGTAGTCGCTGCTGTTTGTCTTGCCTAAACTCGGGTCTGTGCCACCAAAGAGCAGGCAACTGCTCAAAGCCACAGCGGGTCGGTCGTTAAGTGGCACCAACCAGAGCTCAGGTGTTGGGGCACCCTGCCTGAGCTCCTGCCTGAAGAACACAAACTTGTGGAAAAGCGTCCGAGAAGGGTCCAAAGGATCGTTCATCATCTCGGTCGCGAACGCTGGGTGCCCTTCGGAGGCTCGCATCAGCATCAAATCGTAGTAGCTGAATGCTTCGGGCCACGCACTGATTGCGCCTTCGTCCATAGCTTCGCGGTGGGCCTGGTAAAAAGCCAACCCAGTATCGAAGCGGTGCTCATCAGCTTTGTTGGTAACTGCACTTTCCCACTCGTCCCACAGGGCGCTAGCACCGGCCCAACTTAGCAATGCTTGGTGCTTGTGGACTCGGAACAGTGGATTGGCAGCCAACTCGGCCAGCAAGCATGCATGGTGCAACATGTTGCCGATGACAATGACCTTGGTGTCATCCCAACCTGCACGCATCGCGTCCTGTCGGAACCACTTCTTGCGCTTCTCACGCATGGTCTCCGACATTACCTCTTCCAGGTTCTCGATGTCGTCGAAGATCATCAGGTCTGGGCGGAACTGTCGATACTTACGTCCACGGATCTTCTTGCCGGCACCCAAGGCATCGACTTTGATCCCGTTGTTTGTTAACAACTGGTCTGCCGCCCAGGTAGGGCCAGGTCCCACGCCGAAGTCCTCTCGAATCCGCTCATTGCTCTCGAGCTCGGCCTTTAGTGTAGCCAGCTGTGCTTCAGCCTGGTCCGAGGAGTCACTTATGATCACCAGGTACTGCCGCTTGCTGAAGCAAATGCACCACAGGGGGTAGGCTAATGTACAAATAGTGGTCTTACCAAACCCTCTGGGCATCATCACTACCGAGTTCACCCGACCTGGCTGGGCTAAAAGTCCCAGTAGCTCAGCAGCCAACGAGCGGTGCAGCGGGCTGAGCTCGCGCTTGAAGTGCTTGGCTAGGTAGAACTTGCAGAAGAACACAAAGTCGGCTTCTGCAAGCGCGCGCCTAAATGCAGAGTCAATCGGTTGCTGCAACAGCGCAGGGTTGGCTGCCAGCTCGGCTGGGCTAAATGTACGCAGCAGGTGCTCGGCAATGAGCTCCAGGTCAGTCGTCGTCAAGTTCATGGCTCTCGCCCTCAACAACAACCCCGGCTGGGGCGGCTGGGCTAGCGGAGGCTGGGCCCCGAGCTGCAAACACCTGCTGGAACAACACCGCTATGGTTGGTTGCACCTGGTTGCCAGCCGGCAGGGCCGCGGAGTTGGCCTGCTGCAGCTTGGCGGTGGGGTTGGGCTGCTGGCCCAAGCTCTGCTGCAGCTTGATTGTGCGCTCAAGCATTTCAAAGTAAGCAGCAGCTAGGTTAGTGGTGCTGCCAGCGGGAGCGCCATCGATTTCCTCTAGCAGCAAGGCCGCGCCAAGCCGCTCGCGCTGTAGTGCTAGCACCCTGTGGAGCTCATCAACGGCGTTAACCCTAACGGCGCGCCCGCCGAAGTGCTCGCTCAGTAGGTTGGCCGGTAGAAATGCCTCTGGGGGCAGAGCCGCTCGCAGGGCTGCACAGGTGGTGGCGGGCACCTCAGTGCCTAAAGAGGCGAAGTGGGCACTAACCGACTCTGGTGACCAGCCGCTGATCAACATGCTCTCTACTTCTAGTAGCACAGGGCCTGGTAGCTCTGCGGCCACAGCGGGCAACTCATATCCAGCCTGTGCCTTTTGGCGGGCAGCCTGCGACTCGCGGGCCTTTTGGCGGGCCAGCTCGAATGCGGCCTGGCGTTCAGGCACAGTGGGTGGGTCGAACCCAGTGGGCTGAGCGGAGGGCTGAGCGGGCGGTAGCACCGGGAGTGGGGGCTGGGCGGATTGGGTGCGGGCCAAGGTGCTAAGAGGCACCAGATGCTCAGGGCTGGGCGGGCTAGTACCGGGCCCGGCGAGGCCAAGCTCTTTGATTAGCTCAGCTACCTTGGCTCGCTGAGCGGGTGTGACTGGGCTCTTGACCATGAGTCCTACCTCCACGATAATTATAGCCCAGGGTGGAGGAAAAAGCAACCCGGCGGCTTGGACAACCTCACCGGCCTGGCAGAGTCTCACAAGTTCGAATAAGTGAGCCCTTGGGTTTGAGGGGGCTCACAAAAGTGAGCGGGTGTAAATTTGAGGTAGAGCTCACTTTTATGAGCGGGTGTAAATTTGAGGTGCAAATAGTGAGGATCCCGGACATAGGGAACAAGTGTTGCGCTTGCTTAACTTAGTTAAGCTTAGTTGGAGGTGACGTCATGGAGAAACAATTAGTAGCATACATCGTCTGGTTACACGGAGTACTGCAGATGTACTGTTGGAGTGAGGCTGAAGTGGTCGCGTTCAGGGAAAGCTACATGAGTAGTATAGCAGCATACCAGAGCTTCTACGGAGAGAAGTAATCCTACCGGTAGTAGTAGTAGTAGTAGGTAGCTCGAGCCCGCTAACGAAAGTTAGCGAGCCCTATGGTGCTTACTACACAGCACCGGAAAGGAGACATCACCATGAAGTGGCGTTAGTAGTTGAGCTGCGCCCAGAGCCATCGGCGTAAGGTTCTATCATGAAAGGAGAGCTATGTTTCGCTTTGTGTGGCACAACCCAGGCCTGTGCGAGATCCTGCTCGGTAACAGACACATCGCATTCGTGTACATCGATCGGCCCGGCGCTCGGATGGAGGTCGCCATAGAGGTCGAGGACGGCGTTGTGCGCAAGGAAGTGGATCTGGAGAACCTGGCTATCATAGAAGCTGTTCGGCTAATCAACCAAACTCTGCATGGGGAGGACTAGTATGTGGACTGAAGCCTTGGGGCTGGGCCTTGGTGCAGCTATGCTGATCGGCGTTGTCGCGTTCGTCGCTGGTGAAGTACTTCATCAGCTAGTGTATCGCAATCGGAGGTAGCTCGTGGCATCGATGAACCTGCTTTCAGTAAACGAGGCCGCACGCAAGCTGGGCCTAAGCCCGGAAGCGTTGCGACGCGTGATGTGCAACAGGGGCCAGATACCTGGACTCTGCTGCAACATACACACAGGACAGATGATGGTCTCGATCGATGGTCTGGCCGTACTCCGAGACATGATCCTGGACGCCAGGTTCCGGATCGCAGTCGCGGAAGCCGCAGCTCAGTAGTCCTGGATTGTCCTCTACCTGAACTGACACAGTGGGAGAGGCAGTAAGCTCTTTAACATGCCTTGCTAGAGTCCTAAGCGTCCAAGTGTTTCACTAAAGGAGACCAGAATGAGTTCTACACGGAGAACGTTCCTTCGCAACATCGCTACAGCAACTGCTGCCGCTGTCGTCACTGCAGCTCTGCCCGGTACAGCAACAGAGGCTACTAAGCCTGAGACCGGCGTCTTCTGGGCCGAAGCGATAGATGCGGCCAAGACCTTCCTTCGGTTCACGGTCGCATCGTGCGCTGGGGAGATCCTGAGCAAGCTCGGCGAGGGAGTCCTTACTGAGGTCTATCAGGAGCCGGCCATCGGGGACTACTTGTACACGTGCCAGTCTATCCGGGTTCCACTCCGCGAGGACCTGAGCCCAGAGGAAGTCGTCGATAGCGTCGCGCGTCTACTGAGCACGGCTATGCACTCAGGCCGAGGGCTCTGTGCCTTCTATCCACTAGAGAATACCGAGTGCCTTAACGACAGGGGTGATGTCGCTCCGCTCGTCGAGCCGGGTATCGTCTACGCGTACGCCGACGTCGCAGTGTTCGGTCACAACGTCCAAGTGTGGATCGATGTCACGTCGGATGCGTGCGCGAACATCACTGTCAGCGCCAGCATCTAACGCTGTGGCACTTTAACAACTGAATAGCTGCTTGACTGCGCCCTCGGATCGTGGAGATGTCCTTGATCCCTGGGCGCCAACGGACGATTCGATGCCTTAGAGCAATAGGGCCTTAAGGCAACGCGGAACCCGGATGCACTAGCCGCTCGAAAGAGCTCAGTACCAAAGCCTTTAGGAGAACCAAATGAGTGACCAAGCTAACCGGACCAATCGTGGATCTAGGACGGTCATCATGACCAAGGAGCAGATCGCCGAGCACAACGAGGCGATGCTCGCGAAGAAGGCAGCAGAGGCTGCAACGGCAGCCAACAACAAGCCTAAGGAGGCCAAACCCATGAGTGATTTGGCGAAGAGGTACCCCAGGGTAGCGAAGCGGTGTGCACAGTTCGGCCTGGAGCTCCAGGCAGAGTACTCGATGAACGAGACCACGATCCTGACCGGACTGAACCAGCAGTGGGTCAGGAAGATGGTCACGGGATACCGAGGCAAGGGCAAGCGAGCCGAGCAGGAGATCAAGGCTCGCAAGGTCACCGTGGACGGCATCGAGCATTGGCGGATCAGCATCGAGGGTATCGAGAACAAGTTGGCCGAGCGCGAAGAGACTGCAGAGCGTCGAGAGGATCGTTACAACAATCCGCAGACGTACATGCGGAAGAACAACGATCCCGCGGCCGCGATCCGCAAGGTCCAGAGGCTTGCGTCCGAGGGGTTGACCCCCGAGGAAGTTGCTCTCCTCAAGTCCCTGCTCGAGAAGGTTCAGAAGTAGAGGTTGAGTCACTGGGGGCTAGCCACCTAGACTAGCCCCTACTAGTTTAGCCCAAAGGAGAACTATGCCGTACCGAGCCTGCTGTGTCGTTGTCGCATTCAATACCGACCTCGACAGGCGCCCTCTCGTACAAATTAGCAGACGCCGCCTCAACGGTACCTACACCACCAACACCCGGAAACACATCTCCGCGGAGTCTGCACTCAGACTCGTCTGCACGATCTCCGCACATCGATCCGACTACATCTTCACTCCAACCGTCGACGGTTGGATAGCCCAGTCATAAGGAGAGAACACCATGGAACTCACTGCCCAAGATATTGCGCAACTGAAGCTCTTAGGCTATACGCAACGAGAAATCGAGGTGATCATGTCCGGCGAAGAGGAGCCGGACTACGACGCCATGGAAGCGGAGCTGGACCCTAGCCCTGAACCCCGTTAGTATCGCACTTGCTGCGCGGCGCGCGGCCGGGTCCCCTGCCCAGCCTCCTCCAGCTATGGACGTCGCCGGCATTAAGGGCCCTTACACGCATGCGCCCCGCAGCCAGGACAGGGAGGTGATATGGACATCAACGAGCGTTCGCCGCCCTAGCAAAATTCTAGGCCATCAGCTATAATAAAAATAGAGGAAACCCACAATGGTGGCAAAGCTACCATCACTAGTAGCCCTAAGGAGGCCAAACCCATGAGTTCCCAGAATTTGCCCCGCCTCGCCGACCGGTGCGCCCAGTTCGACATCGAGTACCGGGACGAGTACTCGATGAACGAGACCGTGATCCTGCTCGGCCAGAGCCAGGCATGGGTCCGTCGCATGGTCACGGGGTATCGCGGCAAGGACAAGCGAGGCCCGCAACTGTTGCGAGCTCGCAAGGTCACTGTACCCGGAACCGACATCGTCAGTTGGCGTATCGACGCCGAGGCTATCGAGGAACAGCTCGGCGCCATTGCTGAGGCTAAAGAGCGACGTGAGGATCGCTTCAACAACCCCCAGGCGTACATGAAGAGCGCCCGGGAGCGTAGCGCCGACCAAGCAGTGAACCAGGTAGCCAGGCTCATCGCGGAGATGGGCATCAGCGATGAAGAGAAGGCCCGCCTGGCCGCTCTGGTGGAGAAGGCTCGCGAGATCGCGGGGCACAAATAACCATGATCAACAGCACTAACAGCGACCTGTATTACGCCCAGGAATTGATGTCCCTCAAGGGCAACGAGCTGACGAGGTGGACTAAGTTCTGTGGTCAGTGCTTCCTTGCGGGTGTGGTCCTGGACCTCACCCTCACCCAGATCTCGGAGTATATCTTCGAGACCCGACACGCCTTCGAGCCCCCGCGAGGCCAGCAGGAGGTCCTCGAGGACATGCGGCGCTACTTCGGAGGCATTCCGGTCAACAAGTACCAACCGTAGGGTCTGACTTGGCTGAGGGGCGCGCGCCAGGCATAGGGTCTGGTGTAGCGCCCCTCTTTTAGTCCAGAAAGGGTACGGTCACACTATGGCAACAGAACAGGCCATCGAGCTAGCTGCTGAATTGGCTGTCGAGATACTTGGTGCTACGGACCAAGATCCGGAGCACTTCATACCCGACCTCCCACCCTCCGTCCAGGCCTGGGCTCGGGAGCACTGGAGTGCGATCATCACGATCTCCGGGTTTGTGTACCCGGTGATCCAGGACTGGGTGCGGCGCAACCCGGGGGTGCTAGGGGCACAGGAGGGGGCCCCCTCCCTTAGCGGCACCATAAACGGAGTGCCCCCTACGGGGCTATATCCCTTATGGGATACATGATATTAGTATATTATATTATTAGTATATTAGATATATCTTATATAGTATCATAAATCCTATAGGGTATAAAAGGGAGAGCCATGGAGAGAGGGAGAGCCATAGAAAGAGAGGTTAAGAGAAAGAGAGAGCCATAAAGAGAGCCTCAAGGAGAAAGAGACGGTCTAGTGCTCTCCAAAATCACACAGATCCGAATTCGACAAATGACAACATTGACAAATCCGGAGCAATTATGAAGAGCCCAGGTGCAAAAACCCCAAAAGGGGTGTATAATAGAGTTGGAGGTGAACCATGAAACAGAAGTTACGTTGCATCGCGAAGGACCCAGATGGTGACATGATCGGGTCCGCATTATTCGTACTCGGTCGATGCCGCTGCAACACCTGGCAGCTAGAGCACAACCCGATAGCAGTGCGTGTACAAACCGAGCACCTGTTTGGCTTTCAGGCCGTACCTATCGTTACCATCAAGGAACCGTTGCCAACTCCGTTAGTGGAGATCACGCATCCCGAGGGCGTCTACGGTCCGCTGCCAGGTGTA